ACAAATAATAATACAATTAGTGCGCCGATTCCATATTCAGACCATAGCTTTTTCAAAGAAGTGCTCATTATATAAAATTAATGATAAAATATTTTTTTCAATACTGTTTAATTCTTCTTAATTAAATAGTAACAAATCTATGGATCTCTGAATCTCCAAAAATGCTAAACAAACAAACAAATAACCAAAATTATTTCACGAAAATCATTCTTCAACAATACTTTCATCCCAATCCTCGTCCATTTCTAAATCGCTTTCATCACTATCATCTATTTCATCCAACATATAAGTTTTCTTAATATTCTTGGCTTCTAAAAATGCTTGAATCGCCTCTTTTTTCGCCTTCTTGGCTTTCTCTCTTGCAGCCTTGTAAATTTCATAATAAACCTGGTTCGGCTTTTTCAATGTAATTGTTTCTAAAGAACTCAAGTTGGAATTAACATCAAATTCCTTCAAGTCATCATTTTCTTGACCCAATGCATCCATATCTAATTCCTCAATTTGTAATTCTACTTCTTTTAATTCATCATTGTTTGCTTCCTCGTTAACTGCGATTATGGAGTCAACTTCTTTAATTAAAGGACCGACTTTGTTCTGTTCAATAACTTCATTTGTTTCTAAAATATCTTCATCCTCTTGACTTTCTTGCATTTCTTGCATTTCTTGCATTTCTTGCATTTCTTGCATTTCTGGTGTTTCTAAACTTTTATTTGACTCAGAATCTGCCATCATTTTAAAAACAAGTGGATCGTGTTTCATATCTTTGGTCTTCTTTGATGATGTTTTAATCAAACAACTATCAAATAATACTTCTGTATTTAAAACCATTGCCTGCTTCAGCTCTATTTCTATTTGAAAACTCCTTGAAGAAAACTTGATACCTTGTACCTCTAAAATAGATATGATATTTGTTGTCTCATTGATATCATTCATACTGAGTGGTAACTCGCACTCATCATAAATTTTTATGCTAGGAAGATTGGTAGCATAATTCATTTTCACATTTACACGCAATAAATAAAATTTTCCGGATTTGTATACTTTCAAAGGTGATGCAAATGCGGTCTCAATATCATTGAGCTCCAACTTGTTCTGAAACCACGAGTCACTCTTTTCATAAATCAATTCCTGACATTTTGTTTCTAAATTTTCTATCCAAGTGATGAACTTCTCATCATTATTAGTAAACATTAAATCCACAACGATTTTCTTACCATTTTTTACGAAACCTTGTCTTGTTAAACTTTTAGGAGTTTGAATATAAAGAGCCTTATTATTGTGCTCAATTTTTGTAAAATATGCACCTCCTTGGATCCCTGTTGGAGTTGCTAAAGATAAATTGGAAAAATCAAAATCATTTGATGGGTCTATAATATTGTCCATTAATGGAACAATAGAAAATTAATCAAATAATATCACGCGTTAATAGCCTGGGGTTATTTAATAAATAAAATATATTATGAAAGAGACATTTGTTCAACAATGTTTAGATATGTTGAAGAGAGATGATATTAAATGCGAAATGAAAAAAGTATTTTCACCGGTTGTAGATATGTTATTAACTGGGGTGACGCCTTATATTTATATTATACTCACTCTTGTATTTTCTATTTTTGTAATGATTTTAGCAATATTAATTTTATTGATCCTCGTTTTGCGTAATAAGAATGAGCATAGTAAGCTTCTTTAGAAAACTTTGGATTTTTATTCTCGTAATTCTTTGGATTTAGTCTTTACTTAAAATTAATATTTTCTCTTTAATTTATATACAATGCCTAAAAAATGCAGTAGTATGCAAATGAGTGGTGGCCGTGGTCGTGGTCGCAGTCAAAGAAGACAACGTGGAAGACATCAACGCGGAGGTGTAGGAAATGCTGCTTCTGGAGATTACAGCGATGGCGCCTCTTATGTTCTTTCTAAATATGGTGATGGTAATCAGCAATGGGATAATGTTTTCGTTAAGGGAAGCCAATGGGGCAACCAGATTACATCTCTTGATGGTTCTCAGCCTAGCAGCCCTCTTTCCTTCTATAACTCACAAAAAGGTGGTCGTAGACGTGGACGTAGCCAACGTCGTCAAAGACAACAACAACAACTACAACAAAGTCGTGGCCAACGCAGACAACGCGGCCAATCTCGCAGCAAAAAAGGTGGATTCTTTGGTGCCGTTCTTCAGGAGGCCCTTGTCCCTTTCGGTCTTTTCGCTGCACAAAATTCTTATGCTAAACGCACTCGTAAGAACAGAAAGCACTAAGTAAGTCTTCCCCCACTTAACTCGGGAGCTTTTCTCAAATAAGTAAGTCTTCCCCCACTTAACTCGGGAGTTTCGCTCAAATAAATAAATAATATTGTGTAAAATATATTAATTAATCTATTAACTAATATATTCTTATAAATTCTTATAAATTCTTATAAATTCTTATAAATCAATTGATATTTTTTCTTCTTGGCCCACCTCTCCCTTATGGGACTCGGGTTTGGCTCCATCAAGTCTCCCCTCACTTGACTCGGGTTTGGATCCATCAAGTCTCCCCTCACTTGACTCGGGTTTGGATCCATCAAGTCTCCCCTCACTTGACTCGGGTTTGGATCCATCAAGTCTCCCCTCACTTGACTCGGGTTTGGCTCCATCAAGTCTCCCCTCACTTGACTCGGGTTTGGCTCCACCTTTCTCAAAGGTGGAAAAGGTGGAAAAGGTGGACAAAAACTCTCGTACCCTAGGCGCATATCTCTCCTTCGGTAATAAATTCTCTATTGAATTATGTTTTTGATGTATGTCTGGATCTTTGCTTCTGAATATACCAACATCATCCGTCGGCAAATTCACTTTGCGCCTTGTATACGTCTCTTCGGATTGAAATACATAATGTGCAATATACGCAAATACCTTACTGTATTCCAAATTGCAATGATTAAATGGTCCTGGTGGCTGAAATCTCTTATTAATCGTTACATTCCTCGCCTTGTTCCGAATATTATAAAAGTGCGGATTCGTTGCACTCAATATTTGCGATGGTCTGACAAATGATTTTACGTGTTGATCCAAGGTCCCATCTGATCTCGTATAATTATCTAAGATAAGGCCTTCGGGTTCTTTAATATGATTGTTTGTACCAAAATAAACCCAATTAACTCCCAATTGATCCGCAAAGTGGAATTCATATAACAGAGCTTTTATGGTCTTAAAATAGTTGAGGATTATGAACTCGTCTGCATCTAAATAGATCATCCAATCCGCACCCAAAAGTTGTGCGGCTTTTGCAGCGCGCATCATTAGCGGCAACTTGATCGGACTATTCATTTCGCATCGTTCCACAAAAACGCGCTTATCAAAATTGGCAAATTGGGGTCCAATAGGAACCTGAGACTTGTGATCAAAAATATAGATGAGATCAAACCCGATGAGGAGGTGATGGGCTGCCCATTCTTTGATGTTTTTTTCATCCCTAGCGTTTGTAAAAAGAATGACGTTATTGACCATTTTTCTGTTCTCAACTGGGATCTGATGGAACTTTCCTAAATTGTTTACTTGATTTAGAGAGAACTGTGACATAATAAAGATTTTGAATTTATAATATTTATTTTAACTATTTAATATAATGGGAGATCGTCCGAAAACTTATACTTATGATGGAGTTCGTTATAGATATGTACCATCCACAACTAACTTTATAGGCAAGAGGGGAATATGGGATGAGGAATATGCAGTACCAGAATATCTTGTTGGTGTTGATGATGATAGTAAAGAAATAACTAATCCTCGCCTTATTAATGTTATAATGAATAGAAATGTTACTGCTTCTCCAGCTCCTCCAGCTCCTCCAGTAAAGAAAAATATCATTTTACAAAATTATGAAGGTGAACATACATATTTGAAAACAAAGTTAAAAGGTTGTGGTTATTCTGAACTAGAAGAACCATATAATGTTCCAGAAAATGTATCCACTCTTTACTTTCTTAAAAAACCTGAATATTCGTATGGTAACGATAATTTTTCTGTGAAATCTGATTTTAAAAAAAAGATTAACGAATTTAAAGACACCCACACTATTTTTTATAGGCCTTATAAAGGACCGCATTTTAGTTGTTTAAGAACCGTAAGTAATATTTATGATAGTAACGTAGGTGGTGATTGGCGTAAGAATTTCCCACATTTCCGATTGAAATATTTGGAAGGTGGTAGAAACAACAAAAAGACTAAAAAAATAAGACCTAAGAAAAGCAAAAAAACAAGGAAGTCCAAAAAAACAAGGAAGTCCAAAAAAACAAAGAAAACCAAAAAGTCAAAGAAATAAACAAATAAACTTATTTTATCCAAATACTTTAGAATAAAATGAGTTCGGGTTTTGAGAAACAAATACAAGATTGGGTATCTATTGACAATCAATTGAAAATTTTAAACGATAAAGTACGTGATTTGAGAGAAAAGCGCAACTCTTTAACAGGAAGTTTATCAAAATACGCGCAAAATAATAGTTTAACCAATTCGGCAATCCAAATCAGTGACGGAAAACTCAAATTCGTCAATACCAAAGTGACAGAACCGCTCACATTCAAATACTTAGAGAAAACCTTGGCAGAAATCATTAAAAGTGACGCGCAAGTCAAGCAAATTATTGATCACGTCAAGGCAAAGCGTGAGACCAAGGTTGTCCCTGAAATAAAGCGGTTGAATACAAATTAAAATATTATGTAAATAATGTATATGACTAGTGCATTATTAGAAGCCCAAGATTTCACATTATATCAAGAAGGAGGTAAATTGATGAGTGGTGGTTTCACTATTGGATCCAATGCTGAAGGAGAAGGAATACAAGAAGGTGGAAACTCAGGATCATCGCATCTAGACAATTTAGCAATGCCTTTGTATTATTTCTCTCAAAGCGGTGGCAAAAACAAGAAGAAGAATTTGCATAATTATGCAGAGTCTGATCCTGAATCAAATGGAGTTATTAATAGTGATCTTTATGATAAACTTCTTGGAATAATGGAACATAAGGAAGAGAAACAACCTAAGAAAGACGAGAAGAGAGAAAAAGTTTTGAAAAAACGTGGGACAAGAAAGCACGTGGATAATCCTAAGCCAAAAAATAGGAAAAAATCTAGGAAAAATAATTAGATTATATTATTACCCTATCTACCTAACTATAAGTCTTCCCCCACTTCACTCGGGAGCTTTGCTAACTATCTAACTATAAGTCTCCATTCATCCCTTCAGGGACTATTGTTTTGGCTCAACAAAGTCTCCACCCACTTCACTCGTGTTTTGGCTCAACAAAGTCTCCACCCACTTCACTCGTGTTTTTGCTCAACAAAGTCTCCACCCACTTCACTCGTGTTTTGGCTCAACCTTTTCTAAAGGTTGATGTGGACTGTAATCGTAAATCGCAATTCCAATGTCATCGTACGAAGGGAATTTAGTGACTGTAAAATTTTCCATATTTTTATTGTCTCTGCAATACTTCCAGTCCTGTTTCCATTTTTTCTCTGCAAATTCGCATAGTGAGTCTGCATTCATTGTCAATACAGCTTCGTTGTCCTCAGTAATATCCAGATTTAGCAAATCCCAGAGGCCGTCTGATGCAGCAACAATCCTCACTGTGTCTTTTTTCAAGTCAAATGTAATGACCTTTAACTCTGGCGCATATCCTGTAAGCTCGTTATGCCCAAGCGACTGCGTTGGAACAATTGGGTTCATTCCAATAAAGTTGATATTGTAAGCGCGTTCCATAGTGATCTTATTATCAGTATGAATCTTGGGTTTATTTTCAAGATTTTTCTTATGAGTATAAACTCTCCCCTCTCTTGTCAAACGATCTAGTTCTCCCGGAGTTTGTGCAATCTGTGGGGTCGTCATAAAGACGCGTTCTCCGTTGATGTAGACTGCAAGTTCCGAGTCAGCGACGTTTCCAATGCTGATATAGCCTATCCCAAAACCATTTGATGAATTTTCGGTAATGATCTTTGCATACACAAATGTTGAGCCTGAGTGGGCCATATTGCATTTTTTCTGAGTCCTGTAGTCACGAATTTTTTCTCTAACACAATCCACAGGATCAGTAGCTCCCATAATCTCGTCTTGATTAAAGCTGCGAATCGCGTCTATGCACTCATTGCCGCCGTGACCATCATATAGTGCAACATAATGACCCTTATTGCCAAAATCGTCTACAAATGAGCCGCAATAAGGCGCGTCCTGACCTTTACCAAGATCTTTTTTTGCAGTTCCCATCTGCACTTTACCCACCTTTTCCACCTTTGGGAAAGGTGGAGCCAAAACAGAGTCCTCTAAGGAAGGAGTCAGATTTGATGGAGCCAAAACAGAGTCCTCTAAGGAAGGAGTCAGATTTGATGGAGTCAAAGCAATGGTCGCAGACAGGAGTTCATCTTCGGACTGCGAATCAGCTATGTCTATAACACAGTCGTGCGATTCATTTTCTACTTCAACAATTGGAGAAACTTGTTCAACTGTAGGGTCTTCAACAATTGGGAGGGCGTCTCCAACTAGAACGCCTAAGTCGTTTTGAATATTTATAATCCCAAAATCATTCATAATCATATTTTGAGGATTGCACTCCATATCATTAGTGGAGGTTACTCTAGTGAAATCGGTCATTTTAGTTTGATACTCTGGTTTGCTTGTAGTTGTACTTTAAATAATTACAACTAAAAGCATTTCAATTTTTTTTGGAGAATTAAATCTCTCTCCTCCATTGTGAAACTATTTTTGGTTCAAACCTTTTCAAAAGATTTAAGAGTTCCAGTTATTATAATTAAAAGGCGACACCAAAATTTCGGTTATCTGATTCCTCCAATGATCCACGCGCTGTTCCATCGCAATGTCTTTCGCCGTTCTTGGATAAGGGCTCGTGTTCTGCATCATCTCCTCCTCTTCGCTAGTAATTCTCGGCTTATATCCATAACAATTGACACCAAAACGCACGCGAGGGTTATCAATAAAACCGCCATTCACCCCAGGACGTCCACAATCGTGTTCGTGTCCTTGAATTGTTTGCAACTGATCAAACGTCGCCTGTTGTGTAGGGAAAAGCGCCATCTGTTGATCCGACCAACCATAATTACACCATTCACCACCTTTTTTATACGCATCTTCTATTTGCTCATAAGTCGCTAACTGTCCATCATAAGCCTTACACAATGCCTTTGCATCTTCAAACCCGTAATAATTTCCAGGAATATTGAACACCTGTTTCTTCCTAGAATAAGACGGCGCTTGAGGACTCTCCACTGGTTGCGGCTGAGTCACCTCCACTTGAATTTGCGGCTCCCCTGTTAACAAATTTTTCAACGATGCAACAATATCAATATTGAAGAAATATTGTAGACCATTTATGATTATTAATACAACAAAAATTCCTACAGTAATAACAATCAATGTTATACTTGCAGGATTACTGCCTTGATCTGCAGATTGTTGCTGTCCAAGCATTCCACTATTATTATTGTTGTTATTATTTCCTAAAGATAAAAATATTCCAATATATGCTACAATAACGACAATAATTATAATAAATACACTTGGATTCAATAGATACGCATTGACATAATCATAAATATTATCTGTTTGACTAACTGAACTTGCACTCACTTCCATATATATATATTATATATTATTGACATCTTTTTTTCTATAAAAGAGACAATACGCCTTTGGACTAATTAACTTTTTAGTATCTTTTATTTCTGCAACCTCTCGGTCATTAAAATGATACCATTTGCCATTTGCATTTTTTACTGACGCCGTATAATGACCGCCACCTACTCCACCACTATGATGACAAATTCCGTATAAATCATATACATATTGCTCTTTTTTGTAACCAATCACATATTTAGAAAGATCCAGATCTTCCAATGGAAAGTCCACTAAAATTTGATTCTTCTTATTGCTTGCATTAAACCTCTTTAAATCTATGGCCAACACAGAAGGAAAACTCCAATATGATATTTTCTTCTTCACGTCCTGCTTCTTTTGCGTGGCTTCATTGAACCACGCATTGTCCCCTTCTAAAACTTCGCCTTCCACATATAAATCAAAACAATTTTGTAAAGTGGGACTCTTATTACCTTCTGGAATCGGCAGATTAATCATAAAATATGGCTCAGGACTTGAACTCAAGACTTGCCCAGTTTCAAGAGATATAATTTGTGACACGTGTGTTCCATAAAAAATATTCCATATTTCGGAATAGTCCTTCTTGTACATATTCTTAATCATTTCAAAACACTTTATTGCCATTTGATCAATATCATTTTCTGCTTCACCATTAATCGTCATATTCACTTCCCTTGAAAGCGAGTTATGAAAACAGTCAATCACGAAAATCAAGAACTCTGGTAAATCATTCTGGGAATAACCAGTGAATAAATCCATTCCTTTGATTTGGGCCAACTTCTGTACTGTCGCAATGAATTTGCCTGGACTAATTACACAGTTTTCTTTCCACATCATTTTTCGTAAACTATCCCATTCAAGTATCATCGCAGAATCATATATGTTTTTTATTTTCCTCTTGTAATCTTCTTTGTTCAATAAGTCATTGAGTTCATAGGTATGTGATAAAATTTGGAGACACGAGTTAATATAACAAGTATTGCCTAGGTTGACCAGGCCCGAAAGACCTCTATTCTTATATTGTTGGTTTTGTTGGAGTTGTTGCATATTGATTCCTAACTTATTATTATTATCAAAATATACATTTAAACATTTTTTTTAAATATTTAATATTATATTAGATTATGTCCAGCCACACTTATAGTAGTAATCGCGCTCACAATATAGGAACCACGAATAACAGTAACAATAGGACCCGCCCAAATAGTCACTATAATTCCAATAGAGGAAATAACAATGGCAACAACAACAATAATAATCGGGCCAACAATTTCACTCTTACATATGATCAACGTATCTTGGTTTCAATGTATCAAACATTCTATGAAAATATTACAAGACAAATAGAAGAACTTTACAGAGCTCAAGATGAAATAAGAGGAAACATCAATAATATTATTCGTAGTCGTAATTCAAATATATATACCGATTTTTCTGGAAATTCACATAGACAATTTGGAACTACAACTTCAAATAATCAGCGTGTTTATATTGACGGGCAACCTTATATTCTTGAATATCAACACCAATACATACCATTTAATGCAAGAAATAATTGGAGTGATTCTTCTTATAACTATTCATCCCATCATTATGCAGATACTTCTGGTAACTTAGGGGGTGGATCTACTCCATATGATGGATATAATGCATTGAATTTTTTACAACAATTTTATAACAATGTTCCGATTTTTCCAAATAGTCAACAAATTATCGATGGAACCTTAGTTGGTCCTTTTTGTCAAATGGTAAGTCCAACAAATAATAGATGCCCCATCTCTCTTGAACCTTTTGAAAATGACTCAAATGTTACGCAAATTCGTGGTTGTGGTCATATTTTTAATAGCGAAAATATTCAGGCTTGGTTCAGGAGCAACGCAAGATGTCCTGTTTGCCGTTATGACATACGCGACTATGTACCTTATTCCTCGCCAACTACAACTGATCCATCTGGTTATCCAGTAACTTCGGAATATGAAGCCGAAACAGAAACCGAACCAAGTTTAGAAACAACTACAAATAATTATGAACAATCACAAAATACTCCACCTTCACAACCAAATCCTATTCCCCAAAATAGGAACGAAGAGAGAAATAGTAATCCAATAAGGCCACTTAGTACAGGCGCGAATTTAACTGGGATGATCTTAAGTCAGTTATTGAGTTCTGTCACAAGAAATCGTGTAAATGTTAATAATTCGCAATATACTTATGATCCATCTAACAATGAAATAATATTAGAGGGATTTTTGAGAGCTTTTGAATAATATAAAAACAAAACAATATAAAATTAATTTGATAATAATGGATATAAATGAATACAAGAGCAAAACAATCTAATTTTAAAAGATCGGAAGATGACAATAGTGTATCTTCAACCGCCACTTCATCTGATACAGATGAAATGCCGACTACAGAAGAACACGCCTCAACTAAATTACAAAAAAGTCAGAGTCAGAGTCAGACTCAGACTCAACCGTCTACATCTAATTCCAATATTATTGTAAAAAGCAGTACAAATGTACTATGGGTTGTATATGATGCAAGCAAAATATATTTGCTGTGGGTATTGCTGCATTTTAGCGCAAGTCAAGTTTATGTGCCGATTTGCTCGCCTTTTTCATTTTGGGGATTTATCATCACTCCTATTCTTGCAGCCACGCCACAATGTAAGGCATTGCGTTGGATAATCAACACTGGTGGTAGTACAATGGAAACAATGTGGGTGATTTTAGGGGTTTGGTTGTGTTCAAAAATTTGCATACCATATACCAATTGGCCAAATCCTATGCAAAACCAACCACGGATTTCTGGATCAAGCAGTAATCGTGATCGGGCACGCAGTTATGACTACATTCACAAGGAGAAAACTTAATCATTTTATTAAAATATTTGTACTTCATAATGATTTATATATTTTTACAAAAAGATATAAAGATAACATACATTATTAGAGTATAATATGCAAAGAAAACAGACTGTAACTACCTCTACTATTAATGAATCTCCCCTTAGAAAAGGCCTTCCTTGGTCTTCAAATGAAATAAACCGCCTTCACGCCGAGTATGAGCTTAAGGAGCTCAGTGTTCACGAAATTGCTGCACTTCATAGCAGAGGTGTCCGCGCTATTTTACATAGACTTGCTGATGAGGGGCTCATTGCTAGTTCTTGGCTGGATGCCCGTGGATGGGAGTTTCCTGTTGCAACTGAAAAAAAAGTACTAGAAAAGGTCACATCTGTTAAGAAGGCTGTTGCTAAGAAGGAGTCAGTTTCTGCCAAGAAGGCAAAACCAACTACAGTTAATATTAGCGTTGAAATTGATGAGACACACGACTACACTGGATCTTCTGATACTGAGTCTGTCTTCAGTGATGGAAGTGATGAGGACTACACTTTAGAGGATGCGAAGAACGACTATGATCCTTATTCTATGAGAGATAAGATTGAGTTTTTCAGAGGGATCCTTGGTTATTCCAATTAAAAATATATAATTAAAAATAACAATCAATATAATAATATTATGGCTAAGTAAGTTATAATATTATATACACACTCTATTTTTCAACAACAACCTCCTTTGCAACATTCTTGATGATTTTACTAAAAAACTTTTCATCTTCTTCGTCTGTTGCTCCACAAGAATTCGTCATTATCTTTGAAAACTGAACATTCTTTTTGGATTGAGAATCCATAAATTCGGGGTTTTGTTCTTTCCATTCTTTCAACTGTTTCATATTTTTCTGTGAAACATATTTGATTGCTTTTTTCATATTCTCTCTTTCTTCATTATCTTTTTCCCATTCATTGTTGTTTTTAATATACATCACTTCTCTTTTTAGGTCACTGCAGTGAATAGGTCGTTTGGTAACATCAAGTTCTTTCAATTCACGAACAAAGATCTTACTGATTCCATTTACATAACCTAGTTGTCCAATAGATTCCAAATCACCTAGTTGCAAATTCATTTGATTCACAAACTCCATTATGTTCAATGCATTTGCACACTTTTCATTCAAGAAAATACTCATATTGAAATTATTATTGTTTGTGTTGTTGGTGTTGTTGGTGTGATTAGTAGTATTATTGATCACCTTCGCTTCTTTTGCCAACTCCATTATTTTTGAATTTTGTTCTATTAATAACTCCTTGAACTCTTTATTCTCTTTCATTAAATACATTATTAAATCTTGACTACCTATAACCTCATTTTTTGGTAGTTGGTCCTTGGATTTTTTATTTGCTTCACAATACTTTTTGTGTTTTGAGAGACCAGAAGAATATAAGTATTTTTTGCCACAACAACAAAGATAAGGGTTTGGATCACATTTTTTTTCTGCGTCTATTGCAAGATTTTTTGTTATTCTTATATGTTTAGGTCTTGATATATGAATGTTAAATGAATTTTTGTTATGTGTTTTGAAGTTACAATAATTACAAAAAAACTTTGCATTTTTTTCTGCGGATAAGTTATCCAAAGTTGCATCCAAAACGCTTGAGATCGCGTCATTTTGAGATTCTATAACAGGTTTCTTTAATTTTGCCTTTGGAGTAGGGAATGGTTCTACACTGTTTAATGTCGCATTTAGTGTTATAAAATACTCTTGTTCTTTTTTTCTTGCTTCACAACTGTCAGAACAGTTAAAAAAATTAACTATCTCCATATTCCAATTTTGCCATCCTCCATTTTTTCTTATAGTTTCATACAGTTTGCATTTATTATTAAGATCATTGCAAGCTATCTTATGTTGATATTTTCTTTGAACAAAATTTGTTGTGTGTCCAACATATAACTCTGTTATGCATTCATCTTTACAAATTATTTTGTAAATAATTGTACTTGAATAATCAATATCATTCTTAGGCATTATATTATAATCTTATATTATAATCTTTAAATTATCTTAAAATAAAAAATTTTAATTTTAAGATTTAAATTATCGCATCTTAAAATTCCCAGAAAATATTGAAAAAATTATGCTCACAA